ACAAGGTCGCGCGTTGGCACGCGGATCGGCGAGACGCGATCGAGCGGTAGCGTGAGGGCAAACTGCGTCATCGCGCCGGCATCTCCAAACATCTGTCGATGATCTTGGTCAACACTTCGTTACGAGCGCGGGTGTTGTAGATGGCGACAGCCAGGAACAGGATGTTGAGCACAACGAGCGTCGCCATGGCGGGAGGCAGTGCCTTGACCAGCTTTTCGCTGACGCTGCTCAGGGCTTCGATCCCGGTCATGCCAGCACCATCACGCGAACGGATTGCGTGATGACCACGACGGGCGCGTCGGCGGTCAGCGCGTCTACCACGTATTCGCCACCCGCGGCGGGGTTGCCGGGTTCGCTGATCGACCCGCCCCAGGTGATCGTAGCACCGCTCTGCGTGGTCGCGCGCGACAACAATCCAACCATCAGGTTGCAAATGACGCTGCCGCTGGATGTCTGTATCTGATCGAGCAGCGCGAAGCCGGACGGAAGCGCCGGAGTGCCCCCGAAGGTTACGCCCGTCATGGCCAGAACCATGTCATGCGCCTGCGTCGTGCTGACGGCGGACGCACTGGGTGTCCAGGTGCCGCCCGCCGTGTTGGATTGCGACTTCGGCAAGCTGGCATTCGCATCCCAACGAGAAGCGTCGCAGCCGGTTACGGCCATGACCAGCACGGACGCGCTATCGACGGTCGCCGCATAGGTGACGGTAATGCTGCTGGCGGCGAGCGTCCCCGCGATCTGAGCCGACCAGATTTCAAGGTTGCCCCGCGCGCTGCCGTGGGTGCGCGAGCGTTGCGCGAATGTCAGGCCGCCGCCCGATATCGAGGAGACCGCCGGGCCGCCGCCCGCCTGTTCGCTATAGGAAACGACCACGATCACGTCGTTGGCGGCAATCCCGGCGGTGTCGAGCGAAACGGTGTTCGTGGTGGAGATGACCTTTCTGGTGACGACCTCCCAGTTCGGACGTGGCGACGTGGTCGAGCCGCCCGTATCGGCGGTGAGCGCGTCGAAAATCACCGCGTTATTGGCGGAACCGAACGCCGATCCCCACGCATAGGTCTGGTTCAATGTCGTGGCCGTGACAGCCCTGTAAGCGGCACCGACCGCGCCGAAGTTGGTGCCACCGCCGTTGACCCGAGAACCAATGGCGGTGAAGCCGGTCGGGACCGTGCCGATGCTCTGGTTGCCGTTGGAGCCAAACCCGAAGATCAGGAAGTCGTTCGCCTGGGTTGTTGAAATGCCGTTGAACGTCGGCGTCGCACTGAAGAAATTGGTCAACCGCGCGGCCAGCGAGGCGTTCGCGTCCCACGGGGTCGCGGTGTTGCAGCCGGAAACGCCGAACAGCAGGATCGCGGCATCATCCCAGGCGGCGTTGCCGGTCGCGGTGATCGTCACGGCGGCAAGCGCCGTTGGCGCGACAGCCCACCACAGCTCAAGCGACTGTCCCGCCACATAGGAACTCGGCCCACTGCCTGGAAACGTCGTGGCCTGGGTGCGCTTTCTCCATGTCAGGCCGCCGCCCGATACGCCCGTGAGCCAGAGCCTACCGGCATTCAACTCGAAATAGACCAGCGCGCAGATGATGTCGTTCGCGGCGGTCGTCGTAAGCGCCGCCGATACCGTAGTCGTGCCCGTTGAGATACCCGTCGCGGTGCCGTCGAGAACAGGTGCGGGCATCAGGTGCGCGCCGCCAGCAGAGTTATTCCGATGTCGGAAAGAGTGGCATCTTGGACTGGGCTCACACACTGCAACACGTCACCGACAGCCATCGTCGCGCCCGTGCCGCTCAGGGTTGCGCTGACGTTCGATGCGCTGGTGACGGTAACCGTGCCGATGGGCGTGATTGTTGAACCCCCGGTGATGCGGTTTATTGTAAATACCGCGTTACTCGTGGTTTTCGTGCTGTCGTAGACCGTCGTCCCGACAAGGCCACTCGGGATCGTGACGGCCATCGCGATTGGAGCGTTGGCGATGGCGCCCGTGGCGGGTTTCCCCGCGAAAGCAAATGTAATCGGGACGGACTGCACCGAACTCGGCAATTGCGCGAACGTGGCCGCGCCGGTCAGCGCCGAGAACGCCGGAGCCGCCGTCAGCGTGCCGCCCGACAGGCTCATGCCCGACAGCGTGCTGACCGCCCCCGCGTTCCAGGCCACAGTCAGCGTTCCCGTGGCGGTAATCGGCCCACCGCTGATCCCCGTGCCGCTGGTGGTGATGTTGGTGACGGTGCCAAAGGCCGTGCTATCCTTCCCGTCGAGCAAATCGGCATCGAGACCCGACCCGGCGCCGTCCACGGTGATCAGCTTCGCCAGCACCTGCGCGGCGGTGTCGGGGCTTCCGGAAGCGCCTGGTGGTCCGGCTGGGCCGGCGACTCCGTCCTCGCCGTCCTCACCTGGGATTCCTGGACTGCCAGGCGGACCGATCCATCTCTCGGGATCTGGCGGTCCCGTGTCGGTTCCTGGATAGTCAGAGTAGCGGATTTTATACGCCATCAGAAATATTCCACCACGACACGCTCGCCGCTCGTCGGTAGCGCCACGTAACGAAAGATCGCGACCATCGCCATCGCCGAGTCCTTCGGATCGGTTTTGCGCTCGAACAGCGGCGCGAGAGCGTCGGCGGCGAGAACGACGTAGGAATTTCCCACGGCGTCTGGGATATCTTGGCTCGACCATCGCGCGATCCCGCGCATCGCCAGATCGTTGTGAACGTCCATCACCGCCTGCACGGCGTTGTCGTCGGCGCTCAACACCATGGCGCCCTTGCGAACGCGCGCCTCCAGCAACGCGAGCGCCGCCGGGTCGGACGCCTTGCCGAAGCTGGTCGCCATCTGGCCGGCCGCGAGTTTGACGAATTCCTCGACAAACGCACGCGGCACGGCGGTTCCATCCCACCAGACCACGCCTTGCGCGTCGAGCGCGGCGTGAACGCTCGCCACTTTGTCCAGCGCCAGCGCCTGATCGGACGGGATCGGCGTTTCGTCCGACGCGATCACGCCCAGTTCAACGAGCGCCATCGTCGCGATGGTTGCAACCGGGACCATCTCCGTCAGCGTCGGCGAATCGTCCAGTGGAACGACCCGGACGCCCAGCAGGCGAAGGGCTTGTTGCGCGATCGTTGAGACGGGGACGGTCATGGCGGCGCCTCATCGTCGGTCGCGTCGTAGCGTTCCAGTTGGCCGCGTAAGGTGTGGTTGGCCGCCGCCAGTTCCATGATGCGAGCCTCCAGACGCAGGTTCTTCGCGATCACGTCATCGCATTTCGTTTCGAGTTCAGCGATGCGCCCGCGTAGGCTCAAGATCAGCAACCCCTGTTCACGCAGCAACGCGGCGAGGTCGTCCTCGGCGGTCACAGACGACCTCCCGCTGTGCCGTTGCTACCTACCGAGCGCCCCCGGCCACGGTGCCCGCCGGCGGCTCCGGAACATCGTCAGGCTCGGCGATGATGCCAGCCGCGAGGCTGGACATGCGCGTGGCGTGGCCGGAGACCGAGTGGCGGGTGCTTACCGGAGGCTCGGGCGGCACCCACGGCTCGCCGGTTGGCGGGCCCGAGGGTGCGGCGGGATCGAGGCCAACGGCGATCAGGTGCGCGTCCCTGATCATCGTGTTTTCTTCGATCGTGCCGCCCGCGCCGCCACGCGCGCCAAGCGATCCGTCTCCGTTGTAGTCGAGGATGATCTGCGCCCCGATGGAGTTCGACGCCATCAGTTCGCGCTGCTCGGGCGTGTGCCCGAACATGTCGGAGCCGGGAGGCGCGGCGGTGGCGCCGACGCGCGTTGTCTTGGTCTCGTGATCCGCGCCAGCCGCTTGCGGCGTTGGCTTCGGATCGGCGGCGGCTTTCTTCCGGTCGTCCTTGTCGTCGTCGTCATGTTTCGTTGCCATGTCGGAAACTCCCTTTCAGGAACCGTTACGTTCAGGCGTCGGGCTCGGCGGCGGTGTAGACCGTTACGATACCGGCATCAACCGGTTTCGTTGTGTCAACGGTAGGATCAACGCCCCAACGCAATTTCGCGATACCTCTTATTTCCGAAATTCCACAACCGTGGAAATATTGATAGTCACGCACGTTCGTTGTTGACTTCATCCTCTGCGCCCATGCGACACCAAGCGCCTGCGCGCCACACATGAACGACGCCGCCACGTCCACGGTTCCGCCAGCACCCACGTCTGCGATCACCGGCATCTCGGGGACTTCGCGGATGATCACACCGTTCCACAAGATATCGCCAGCCGTGAACAGAGGATTATCGCGGCCACGATCCCAGGCGTATTGCATCGCATTGACAATCACCGGGTCTTGCATGAGATCACGGAATGGCAACGAAGGCATAAACATGACGAACCATTCTTCGTCATCATTGACGGAGATGGGTCGGATGCGTGGTGAGGCGGTGCGCGCAATACGTTTCGCCAGAGTGACGGTCGCCGCCGTCATCTTGCCGGTGGTATTGTTAATCGTGGTCAGAGCGGTCGCCATGACGCCGCTGACCGCGTTGGTCTTGCTGTTGCCAAACAGAACCCTAT